ATGCTCATTGACTGGGTGACGGCGACTTTCCATCATGTGACGGTGGATGAGGTGAAGTTGCTTTTGAACCTGGAGGAACAGCTTTGGGAGGAAGGCGGTAGGTTTCGCCAACATGGTTATCTTACTTCGGAGTCCATTGGTGGGATTACCCTATCCTCGGGTTCCGATCATGAGGGCATGAAGCATACGGTGAACGTCGTAGTTTCAGGAAATGGGTGCCGATTTTTGGAGGAGCATATTAAAAGTTGGCCTGAACTTTTCCAAAGTTTTTATTTAAGCTGTGAGGAACATTCGAGGAAGCTAAATTTTACCCGCATTGACCTGGCTATTGACGATCGGCGGGAAGCGGATGAACTGACCATGGCCATTGATTGGCTCCATGATAAAATCGTGAGTGGCGAATGCAAGACGCGGATCAAGAATGTGGCCTTTAAGAATGGTAGGAAAATCAGGCAACCTGGCGAGGAAGAGGAAAAGAATGAAGAACTATTAACCCTTGGGAGCCGAAGCAGTGAAACCTATATCCGTATTTATAACAAGCGATTGGAACAGCTGTCAAAGCTTAGGCAGGCACCAAAAGATAAGCAGGAAGAAATGCGTCGCTTGATCCCAGACCGTTGGGACCGTTTGGAGATTGAAATCAAAGGGGATAAGGCCAATCAAGTCGGGCGGATGGTTGCCGATGATTTGGATATGTCCCATCTGGCCCTTGGGATTTTAAACAACAACTTGGAATTGGTGGATAGGACTTACCTGAAAAATGGGGCTTTGAAGAAAAAGCGGTCTTGGGTGACCAATCCGAAATGGAAGGCTTTCATCGGTGAGGTGGAGAAAATAAAGCTGGTGACGGAGCCTAAGAACCTGAATCTGGAACAAAAAATCCTGTACATTGAAAAGGCCCATGGGAAAACCCTGGCGATGATCGACAGGGCTGAAAAAGGGCTGACCGTCCTGAAAAAAGATGATTCCAATCAGTTGATTGGCATGTCGCGTCCTAAAATACTGGATACCATCATCCGTGAAAGCAAGGACAAGTTGGACACTAAGGATTATCATCTGGTAGCAGAATATGTGGCCCATCATCAAAAAGTAGAATAGGAAAAAAACAGGTTGGATGTGCTCCTTCCTGTTTTCGGGTTTTATAGGGCTGTTGTTGCCTGGGCAACGAGATAAAGGTAACAGCTGTAAAGACCATAACTGACGCAAAGCCAGCCGAAGCACCCAGCGTAGATTTGGTCCATGGTGCAGTTCAGCCTTAGGGTAATGAGGTAAGCCACGTCCCCTGGCAATTTGGCATACCCGCCTTCATAGCGTTGATATTGTCGCGGATCTTTGAGGCCAATCCCCATTCCTACCAGTTGCTCTTGGGTGTAACCTTCTGCTGTGCGTAGCGTGATTAAGTTATCCGCTACCATGTCTTTATTTGCTCTTGTGTCCATCTTTATCACTCCTTTGGAATTAATAGGGTAATTATACATTAAATGCTAAATTGGCATTGTCGAATTTTGTTTGAGTTCGTAATTACGACAAGGTTGTCGTCTTTTTGTGTCGAATTTCACGAAGTGGATTTTTCAATTTTTGGTAGTGGATTACGACGGAAGTGACGTGGTTTGGCAGGGGACGCCTTGGTATAATTAACGTGTAAGGAAAATTAAGAAAGCGGTGGTGAGTGAGATGAATAATGTAAACGTGTATGACAAGTCGGAGCATGTTCAGTCCATCTATGTGGCCGAGCGTTTTTCCCAGAAGAACCAGTCCATGTATTATGTGTTGGTGGTGGAGTTCAAGGACGGGTATGTGATTGATACGTTTTTGAACCAGGACAAGAAGCGGATCATGGAGACTTATGGTTCCTAATGAGGGTTATGATTTAGTGGATTTGCCGGAAATCTTAGATGAGGTTTTAGAGGCTGAAAGCTATGAGTCCGTTGAAGTCTTGGAAATCAGGGATTACAGCGAACTGGTGATGGCCGTTGAACAGATTCAGGAGTCTTTGGAAGTGGTTCAGATGGCTTCCCTTGCCCATTATGTGTTTTTGGCGGGGATCTTGCCGGGTGCCTTTGTCCTGTTTTGCATTTATAAGATCCTTCGGCGGTTCACCATGAATTATCGGTAGGCTTTCCAGCTTACTGCCCGAAAATTGGTTTTCGGGCAGTTGGGTGGGCGGTGTACAACGTGTTGCCAATTTGTTTGAAGGGAGGGATTGCCATGTTTCAGATTACTGCTGACATGCTTCAGCCGATTGTGGATTCGGTGACGACCAATGTGCCGATTGTTGCGGGCGTTGGGATGTCCATCATCGCAGTGGGTGTCGGGATCCGTTTTGTGATCCGTACCATTAACCAGTTCATGTAGTTTCCCTTGGGTGTTGGCGGGCAGACCGCTTTAGCGGTTGCCTGGCAAGCCCAGGGAATCCCATGAAGGGTTCAGGACGATTTCAAGCCGTAGCCGGGAGGTTGCGGTTTTTTCAATCCATCGGCAAGAAAAGGAGGCTTATCGTGAGAAAACCAATGAAACTGATGCTTTGCTCGCTGTTGTCGCTGGTGATGTTTGTCACCCCGGTGATGAAGGCCCATTCCCTTGCCCTGACCCTGGGGATCGGGCTGGCCATCAAGTCGGCCCCTGCCTGGGTGCCTTTGGTTGGGAAATATTTGTTTTCGGCAACTTCCGTGGCGGGCCTTGCTTATGGGTCGGCCCATCTGACCCATGCAAGCGGTGCGATGGATGAGATTTCGGCGTTTGCCGAGAGGCTTTGGCAGGACGCTCCCCGCCACATCGAGGAAGCCCTGGCGGAGAAAATCCTGTTGGCACAGCTGGCGGGGGACAATGTGGTCAACCTGACGGAGGAGGTTTGGCAGTGGTTTGTGGAAGCGACGGCCAGTTCATTGTTGGAACTGGCTCCCCGCCATGCGTCAGAGGAACATTTCTTTGAGCTGTCCCGCCTGTTTGATGGGTATTTTACGTCGCCCTGCACCAACACGGGGATGTTTGTTTCCTGCGGGGTGACCCTTGGGAACCCGTCCAACCCAACTGACCTTGGAATCTGGGCAACGCTCAATGGGCAGTTCCAATTTATGACGGGGTTTGACCATAATGCGGAATCTGCGTTGCGGATCAATCTGGTGTTTGACCGCCAAAACCAAAACGTGGTGGTGATGAGGCACACGAACCATGCCCATTTCAATGTCATCCAGATGCCACCGGCCAGTTCGGTGGTGGGCTGGCAGAACATGAGCCATTCAACGGCTTCGTTTCGGGAGGCCATGGCCCGGGGGTTTTACTTTTCCTTGTCCCTGGAGTATTTTCCCCAGGTGGGCGAGTTATTGCCCCTGAACTGGGCGATCCCCGCCATTGAGTCGGTGAGCGGGCTTCGCTATGCGTTGAACAATGAGTCCATGCGGGACCGGATCGAAACATTCCCCTTGGATGTGACGAATGCCATTAATTCGGTGCGGGAGAAATCGGGGGGCGGGATTGCCATCCCTTTGGAGGATGCCATCCCCCATCACAACGGGATCCCTTTGAATGTGGACCGTGAGCTTGGGCTGATGTTTCCCAGTGGCATCCCTTTGACCGATGAACAACAGCGGGAGGTTGCCTGGCCTGGCCTTGGGTTTCCTGCCATCGAGGACGGGGGCTGGACCACTGCCGACCGGGTGACGGATACGGTTCCCCCTGGCGTGATTTCCCCACCTGTAACTGCCACGCCTGAACTGGCGGGGATTTTGGGGTTTTTACAAAGCATACTGAATGGGATTTTGGCCATCCCAGGGGGGATTATCCAGGGCTTGACGAATATCTGGAACGCTGTCCTTGCCATCCCTGGATCAATTGCGGGCGGGATTGCCAATGTCTTTGATTGGCTCCAGTCTTTCTTTTTCATCAATGAACTGGAACTGGACGGGCTGTTGGATTTGGACTTGGACGTGCCGACAGAGGTCTTGCCCGAACTGCCTTGGCTGTCGCCTCTCTTAGAGCGGGGCAGGGATTTCTTGTTTGATGTTTTCAATATTTATCAGTTCGTCCTTGATTTCATTTCGGGGATCTCCAATTATTTCGGCAATGCCATGGCCCTTAATGGTCGCAATACCCAAAGCCATAACCTGCCTGAAAACGTAAGCTGGGACATTCCTTTGGTGGGGACGTTGGATCTGCCGTTTATGAACCCTTACTTTTTGGAGGTGATGAGGCACACCTGGCGAAACCGCATTGGCTCCATGTTCATTATCCTGACGGGTTTGGCTCTTGTCCGCAAGTTTGCCAGTTTCCTTAATTCCGTCAAAATTTAGGAGGTGGTGGAATGACGGTTGTTTTAGCATTTATCGCCAAAGCCTTTGTGGCACTTAAGACGTTTTTGTTCAACCAGGGGCTGACGGCCAGCATTATTTTCTCGGTGGTGACCCAGCAAAAATTCAGGAATGCACGGCAGGCTTTGATGCTTCCCATCCTGATTTTGTTTTATACGACGCTGATCGTGTTTGTCACGTCCCTGATGTCCACGTTGGTGACGGGGATCGACGGGTTCTTTGCCCAGTTCGCGGGAACCCTGACACTGTGGCACTGGATCAATGGGAACATCAATTATTTTTTCCCGATGGATACGCTGATTTCCTGTATCCTTATCTTGCTGACGTTCCATTATACGGATTTTTCCTTAAGGGCGTTCCGGTGGGGCTGGTCGGTGATGAACAGCCTGTTCCAAAAAATTTTCAAACAATGAAAGAGGGTTTTAGCATGAAGCCAAAAAAGGTCATTTATTATTCGGAAGTTGGGTTTTTCCAAAAGCTTGGGCGGTTTCTTTGGCTGAAGGCGAAGGATTTTCGTCTGGCACTCAAAGATAAAAACACGGATTTCAAGGAGTTTGGGCTGACCCTTTACTGCGGTCGCCAGGGCGGTGGCAAGACGACGGCCATGACGGAGTATCTGGAGCGGATGAGGCGGAAATACCCTGGGTGCGTGGTGCTGACCAATTACGGCTATGCCAACCAGGACCGGGAGTTTCAGGATTGGAACGATTTTTTTGAGGTACGGAACGGGCAGAAGGGTGTGATCTTTGCCATTGACGAGATCCAAAATGAGTTCAATTCCACGGCTTGGCGGAATTTTCCCGAGACCCTGCTGTCGGAGATTACCCAACAGCGGAAACAGCGGGTGAAGATCATTGCCACGTCCCAGGTGTTCGGGCGGGTGGCGAAGCCTTTGCGGGAGCAGTGCTATGAGGTGGTGGAGTGCCGGACCTTCCTCGGCCGTTGGACGTTTACACGGGCATTTGACGCCTATGAGTACAACCACATCGTGGACAACCCGGAAAAGAAAAGCAAGCTGAGGAGGCTGTGGCGAAAGTCATTCGTGCAGGACGCGGGGCTTCGGGCACTTTATGATTCTTATGCAAAGATTGAGCGGATCCAGAGGCAAACCTTTGTGGAACGTAGCGAAAGGGTTTAAGGACAGCAAAAAACCGCTCCCAACGGGGCGGTTTTCGTGCTGTTTAGGGTTTTGGGCAAGGGGAACCCGGCAGGGCCGGGGCCACTTGCTTGCTTTTTATCTTTTACAGTGGAGCGTTAGCGAAACGGCAGGAACGTAAGACCCGAAGGGAGTGGACGCAGACGCAGGCTCCCATGAGGAAATTTAGGCAAGGCATGGACTTCATCCGATGGTGACGCATCTTTTGACCTTTTCATTAGCCAGTGAGACAACCCTGGTGGCGGGCTTTGCCTTGCTTCAAGGATTGGAATGCGACTGCCTCGGAGCGTAAGCGGAGAATCCTTAAATCGGGTTTTAATCTTTTATGGACAGGAGGCCAGTTAAATGATAACAGAAATCGTGGTGTGTGATGGGTGCAATCAGGAGACGGTTAGGCATGAGGCTCAGGCAGTTTATGATGGTGGCGGGGTTTTTGTTTTGGCTTTTTGTTTGGGGTGCTGGGAGAAGATGGCGGGGTGTCAAAAATCTGGGTGA